CGGTTTCTGAACTACTACAACGGTGTCCGCCCTCACAAAGGGATCGGCGGCTTAACACCGGAAGAGAAGTTGATCGAATACTTTTACCCCGAAAAACTGTAAACAACGGTCGACTTTCTCACATATTATCGAATTAAAATTTATATTTGAGGTGACTATGGGATATTTATCTGCCGTTCCCTTAAAGCGAGACGAATTTTATACTTTCCTCGGAGGTCTTTTTACTTCAATTGCATGGATATTGCACAGTTGTTCGACTCCAAAACGGTATTCTGATATTACAACTTTCGATATATTGTCATTCATATTATTATGGCTATTCTTTTCGGCCATTATTTTCTTTTTTGGGCATGTTTTATCATCAATCATGCCGAAAATTGCCAATTGTAGTATTATTAATAAACAAATGGATCCTTTTAAGTTGATTAACAGACCAGACGAAAAAATATTTAGATATGATTTACAACTTTATCAAGAACTAAGATTGCAATTACATATTTGCAATACAAGTCTATCTTCCATTTTGTTAGCTTACTACCCTCTGTATAACATAATAGATTCAAAATATTATATCTGTAAATTCGCATTTCATTTCTTGTATGTGGCATTAATAGCTTTTATTTCTTATATAAACTACAAAACATGGATAATAAATGGCGCATTATTCAGAATAAATGAACTCAGAAAAGGCATAAGTTTTTTCGATATAAAAAAATATGCTGAGTTAACAGCTGAAGAAATGATCAAAGAGTTATATCAAACAAATAATCACACCAAATAATAGTCAACTATCTAACAAAGTTTTTCTTTTTCAGGTTCAATTTGTTCTGTTATAACCACAGCCAGGAACGGTCAAGCCGCTCAGACCGGGAGACGTTATGCGCGTGTCCTGCGCCACAACATCATTGCAAAATTGGCAACGTCAACCAGATGTTTCGCTCCGATATTTTTCCCGCGGATCATTATCTGTCCCGCTTTCTCAAACAACCTGGACCGGATAGACTGGTCGTAGACGTCTGTATACCATCCGTGGAAGCCCTGTTTCTGTTTCTGTAACAGACGTGCTTTCATGGCCTCTGCAAATTCGTCCACCGCTTGGCAGAGCTTTTCCTTTTCCGACATTCGCCCCTCGATTCAGCGGAGGAGCGCATAACCAGATAAATGCACTCTGGCTGCGCTTCGCTCCGCAGGTAATTTTCTAACCGTTAGCTTGCTGGCGGATGAATAGGCCCGGCCCATTCGCTATTCCTGCCGGCATCAATGCCATAAATTCTTGTTTGCATCAGTGGCGTGAAAACAAACATTTCTAAACAGTTCTCTGGCCCTTCAACCTGAACCATGAAAGTCCCACCACGATCAGGCAGCAGCCCTCTCCACCAATACCAGCCCGGAGAGGTTGGCGGCTCCGATGACCAACGCAAGCTAACCACGCCCTGGACAATAGGCGGGCTGATTGTGCCTTTGGCCGTCGAAAAATGTTCTTTTTCATCTCTCTCTATCATTTCCATTTCCTCCCGCCCGCTGGTCAGGGCGCAAGCCGTTACTCTATTACTTCCCACACTTCCCGAATCTCCGCCCACATGCGGCACTTCGGGCAGACGATGGCAGCATAAGGATATTTCTGGATCACCGCCCCGCTGCCGTTCGGATGCCGCTGGCCCGCCTTCGCATTCGGTTTCCGCTCCACCTGGAAACGGCCATGTTTCGTACATTCGGCGGTGATGATGGCGTAGGGTGGTTTCAAGGTCTTGGTTTTCATACTGCCCTCCCGTTCCATTTCTCCGCAGCTTCCGCCGCACTAAACCCAACTGGGCCGTCAGCGTAACAGTCCAGGCAAAAATAAAAGAAACCTTCCTTATCATCGACACTAACCATATCGAGATGAATATCTATACCGCCGCAAAAGGGGCAATGATTCATGATGCGACCTCCGAATTTTTATCTTTCGCCCAATAGCAACCACCCTGGACATGACTCTTCTGCGGATCCGGAGCAGTTACCTCCAGCGGAGCGACACAATCGACCCTGGCGCCGGGAAAGGCCTGCTTGATGTTGATAAAAGATGCGGCCTGTTCCGGAGTGGCTTTCGACTCCCGGACGACAGCCATCTCCTTACTGTCGAAAACGATCTTCTTTTCGGCAACGAGTCGTGCGTATTCATCCGGATTGTCGGTTATGTGAATGATGCGACCATCCCGGGCGGTGATGGTATGGACGACAGTATCCGGCTTCCCTTCATCCGGTGCAGTGTTTTCCGGCTCCGGTTGTGCAGTTGCCGGAACGTCATTTTTCGGCTGAAGGGAGACGGGCAGGCCTGCGATTACCCAGGCCCGGATATCAACACCTTGCTGGTAGGCTTCGCCCGGATCCTTCCCGACCGGCACAGGCCAGCGGACAGCTGTGTTGCCGTAGTTTTCCCGCCACCACTTCCAGCCCTTGAGCCCGGCCTCGTCGGCATCGAGCGCAACTAGGACGACATCGGCCGCGGCAAGGGCTTCGGCGGCGGCCTGCTTCGGTTTGGCACTACTAGTTCCCAGAGGGATCGTGGCTACCAGGTCACCGGCCAGGTAATCAACCAGCAGGCCGTCCAGGTCGCTCTCCACAACTATGGCGGAACGCCGGCCAGAGGAAAGGACCACCACGTCATTGCCAGAACCGGGAACCCAGTAATACCTCGGGCTGTCTCCGGAAACCTCATCGCGCCGGATCCGGATGCGGTGCAACTGGCCGTCAACCTGGTACGGGATCACAATGCCTTTCGGCAGCCAGAGTTTTTTCGGCTTGCCGTTTTCTTTCAACTCGGCAGACAGGCCCCAGGACGAGCGTTCACGGTAGAGATACTGCGGAAGGTATCCGAGGTTGTATTTTTCGACCGCCGCCAGGTCGAGGCCACGGTTTTTCAGGTATTCGAGCTTTTCCGGCGATGCAAAAAGCTGCTCATGCGCATACTTGACCAGCTTTTCCGCCTTCGCTTGCCATTTATCGACGGGGTTTTCAGCTGCTGCCGGTTTGATTTCACCCTCACGGCGGGCCGGGACGGCGGCAGTCGAGGCATGCTCCTGGCGAGGCCTCGGCGTTCCGGTACATTTTTCGAAGGCGGGGCAGCTATCTTTCCTACATTCACGGCCGACACGTTCAAATGCTTCCTTGCAGGAAACGCCGTCCAGGACGCGGAGGGCCTCTATATCGTCACCATTCCAGCCGCATTTGCGGCACCAGAAGCTATTGCGCTCGGGCCAGACGATGAAACGGTCGTCGCCGCCGCATTTCGGGCACGGGCCATGGTATTCCCCACCCTTGTTGGTCGAGGCTTTTGCGTAGCGGCCGTGATTTTGAAATATGGTGAGCAGGTTCATATTTTTCCCTGGACGATATTTTCTATTTTCTATCGTCCAAAATCGTCCATACAGAATGAATTCAATAACTTTGGATGATTGGACGATATTTCCTTAAAAATGTTGTTGTTTTATTTCTTCTGTCTTTAGGCCCTATAACGCCATATAAAAAATCAATTCGCGTGCGCGCACACGCGAGGGAAAATCGTCCAAACGTCCAAACTGTTTGAAATTATTACTGGATGATTATTTTCTATCGTCCAAAATCGTCCAAAATCATCCGCCCCTCCCTCCTGCTCGGGCAGGAAAAAGAAGGTTCACCCGGCGGTGAAGAGGGACGGATCCGTGACGCGGATGCCGTAGTAGATGCGATCGCCGGTGTTGTTTTTCTGAAAACCCTTCTTGTCGAGCCATGAGGCCACCTTCTTTTTGCTGGGCAGATACTTGTCATCCTTCCGGTCGTCGATGTTCGCCCGGTACCACGCCCGGAAATTGCCGTAGAGTTCCCGGAAGTAGATCCAGTCTTCCTTGTCTGTGCAGTCGCAGGACGACTCGAGGAACTGGCCAAGGACATCCTCTGACAACCGGAGCTGCTCGATGTCGGCCTTGATGCGCCTGGGCGGCACCAGGCCGTCACGCTGCCAGAGCAGGCAGCCCCTGACAAGCCAGGCGAGCACCCAGGGCAGTCCGTCCAGCAACCTGGCGGGGAGTCCCGGATCCTTTTTCCGGTATATCTCGGCGTTGTGCGGATCCTCACGTGCCTTGGCCTCCGGATCGTCGACGTAGCGGAGCGGGTAGCGTATGAAAAGGAGACGCTGCAGGAGCGCAAAATCCTTGGTAAGTCCTTGAGGTATGTCGTTGGTGTAAAGGAATAGGGTATGAGTAGGACGAAAGTTGATCTCGAATCGATCATGCGGGCTCCTGGCGGTGATGGTGTCGGCGCCGGTCAGGCGCTTGACGCGGCCGGCGGAGATGCGCTGGCCTTCATCAGTTTCGGAGGCGATAACGAAGCGGCGGCCATAGAGGCTCATCATGTCGGCGCTCGGGCCGGCCGACGATCGCGGGTTTTTCTGCTCCAGGATCATTTCGGGCTGGATCGCCCAGGCCAGCTCGCCCAGGGCGGCACGGATGGTCTCCATCATGGTGCCCTTGCCATTGCGGCCGTCGCCGACAAATGTGCCGATGAAATGCTCGGTGGTCAGGCCGGTGATACTGTATCCGAACAGGCGATGCACGAATTCCGTGACATCCTGTTCATCCAGGTGGATCTCGCCGATGAACTTCTCCCAGGGAGGAAAGCCGAAACCATCGCCTGTCTGGAGGTAGACCTGGCAGTCCGGGAATTCCACTGGGACCGCTGTGACGAGATAGTCGCCAGGCCTGCCGGGCAGGAGCCTGCCGGTACGGAGATCCACGACGCCATTGCGGCATGGGAGTAGCCAGGGCTGTTGGTCGATCTCGTCGCCGACGATACAGAGGGAATCCTGGCCGATCTTGTGCGCCCATTCGAGGCAGTTCTTCGCGCCGCGGATCCCGCGCAGACGATCGACTCGGCGTGTGAATGCCTTGCGCTCGTCGGTGTACCTGGTAGCCTCAAACGCTGCAGCCGCGGCTGAGGCCCGAGCTATACTTTCACCCTCCGAGTCGCCGGAATCTTTGCAGGCCTGGGCTATTGCCTCCTGCTGTTTCTTGCGTTCCCGGGCCTCGGTGACCAGAGGCGTAAGGCGCTCGGCCTCGCGCAGATACAGAGATGCGACCTGCTCGACGTAGGCATGCGACAAGTCCCGTTTGTCGTCTTCCCAGTGGACACCGTTCCAGACCATCCATCGCTGCGTCCGTTTGACATAGACGATCTGGTCCCGCATGAGCGTCGCCAGGAGCACTCCGTCACCGCGTTCGTTGTTCAGCAGGCACTGGCGGACAAACTTCCCATCGACTGGAGGCTGCCCGCCGCCAACCTTGGGCTCTTCTGGCGGAAGCGCTTCCTCTTCGGCCCGTCTGCGAGCTTCCACCTGGGCACGGATGTCGATGATGTTGGAGCTTTCAGTCATGCAACATCCTTTACCTGTTCGGTGCGGCCTCGCCAGGCCTTGACGGTGTCCGGGTGGATCCCTAGAAAATCGGCAATGCGCTGGTTGTCTCCGGAGTGATCAACTAGGACTCGAAGCAGTAGGAACTGACTGCACGAAAGCGTTGACTTCGACAGGATAGTTCCAGCACGCCAGGAGCCGGTCCAATCGCACCCGACGCAATGAATGCGCCGGCCCGCCCGCCAGTTATCTGCAACCCGCGCAGAAAAAGGCCGGCCACATCCGGGGCAGACGTCCTGCACGCCCAGGTGCTCAAAAATGACGGAACGGGCACCGTCTTCTAACGTTCTGAATATGTTGGCAAATTCCATTATTCCACCCAAAACACAAAATTTTAATGGACTCACAAATCGGGGCTTTGCCGTCCGCAATGACCCGCGGCTACGGAAGGACCCGCTCACTTCAGCCGGTCGAAATGATGCTGCAGGCGCTCTGCCCACTTGGCCTTGACCGCGTTGATGGTCACTGCCTGGACATTCTCTTGCGCGAACATAGTGGCAATCGTTATTGTTGCCATATCCACGATCGGCAGCCTTGACTTGCCAATGCGGCGGAATACACCGATGTGACCAGACTTGGTAGTGGCAATGAATGACTTCGGCAGCGATGTCGTTTTGCCCTTGGTGATCTGGACACTCACACCCCTGGCAGATCGACTCCGCTTCATCATCCTGCCTGACTTTCTTGTCTGCACCAGGACGCCACGCCCCTTAATGTCCCTTACTTCCTTGGCTCCGAAGTAGGTCAGGCTGATAGGTTTGCCCTTGGCCTGGATCATGGCGGTCAAACTATCGGCAGACGCAAACCGCACGTTCCTCAACTCGGAGTTGAGCTTGTCCGCCTTGATGTTGAACTTCCTCCTGATCTCCCTGCCCGCCTCTGCCCTGCCAGCGCGTGCTGCATCATTGAGCGCCATAGATGCTGCCTTTGTTGCGCGCTTGGGATCGAGGGCGGCGAGCACTTCTTTCAATCCTTCGAGCTTCACACTGATCATGGCTTAATATCCTCTGGATTGTTGAGCCCTTGAACACATGGGGGCACGGGGGCGGCATAGTATCCTCTGTCCCTATTCTTCACGGTGACCCGGGTGTATGCGTCATAACAGGATGCCCCATGGCGCTGGAGGAGGATATGCAAGCCGGTATCGGCAGACTGCTGAACGTCCACCAGCTCGTCAGCAGCGGCGTCATAATCCCCACGGCTCACGGCTTCCCTGACTTCCTCAACCTCAGAACGAAGGTGATCCAGCTGCTCAAGGATGGTGTTACGGTCAACGAATATCGTTTTCGGGAAAAGCATCAGGTAATCCTTTGTTATGGCGATAATTGTAGCGGCTTGCGCTCAGAGTCCTTTTAACCAGAAGCCTGCCCACTGGGAGCCGGTGAAATGGCTTCAATAGCCAACGAACACCTGAAACATGGCTTGCTCTTTCTCACTGGGAGTGCAGAGGCCGCCACAAACTGAAATTCTACTCAGCAAGAGTGAAATCCACGTAGAATTTCTGGCCGGGTTTGATCTTCCCAAAAAGGTCAGGGTTGCTCACGGTCAACGACAGTGATCCGCCCGGCGTGAATCTGGCGAATGTATTGTCCTCACTTTCACCATTCGGGCCGAAGGGGGTATTTCCACAGACTGGATACGCCGACAATTCTTCCGCTGTCACGTTCCCGTCTACCCCCACTAACCGCTTTACATTTGCCACCTTCATCTTTGCTCTCATCATGGTTAAGCTCCTTTTTGCTGCCAAAATTCCCCATACAGGGATGACACCCTCCGTAGAGGTTAGAGTTGATCGGTTGGAGGCTCGGGGAACATCATCCAGTGGGTAATCCGAGCATCGTCAATCGGTGCGCCCATCAGATCCATCCACTGTTCCCCGTCGTGGTATGCAGGCCAGACAGGCTCATTGCTGTCAGGAGAATAGGTCATGACGGTGGTGTCGCAATCAGGCAAACTCTCAGAGCATGGTATCCAATCCATCACGCAACCTCCATCCGCAGCAATCCATCCTTGCGGGCCTTGAGCAGGCCAAGGACGGCAACGGATGCATCGGTGGTATCGCCGCACATATCAAACAGCCAGCGCATGAGATCCTCCTGGCCGGAGAAGTCGATGAAAATGCCAGAACGTTCTGGCGCTGGATCTACAGGGAGGGGGAGGAGCAGGTTTTCAGGTTGCGGATCTGCCGGGTAGGATTCGCTAACGGCGGGCTCAGGAGGAAGGGCGTCTTTCAGGTGAGAGTCATTCGCAGACTCTGTTAACATGGACCGATCCTCGGCCTCCCGATGTTGCTTCAGCTGATTGAAATGCTTACAGCACATACCGTCCTTCCATGCCTGCTTCTCGCATCCTGCGACAGAACATTTTTTGTGATAACTCTTGAATTGCTTCGCCATGTCTAACCCCTCGCAGCCTTGGCAGCTGATATGCTCGGTCTTCTTATTGGTCTCGCACTGCGTCGGTGTGATCCGCGCGGACAGCCGGATACAATAACCGGTGTTCCTTTCCAGCCACGCATCGAGGCTCATCAGATTGCCTTGCAGCGCCTCGATTTCGGGAATGAGACACGTTTGAAACCGTGATCATCCGGAATCGAGCGCGGATCCGTGAACGCACCCTGGGCGTTGAGCGCATCGATCTCCTCCTGGCTCAATACCCGAGCGTGGCCTTTGGCCGCTTCGGCAGCCATGGCATGCTGAACCGCGAAATAAGTGTCGGTGCAATCCGTGTTCTTTAATAGCGCGATCATAGGCCTTTCTCCTTAAGCTCGATATCAACCAGATCTAACTGTTCTGAAACCTTCTCGCAGGCAACCCAGCAGATCCCTTTAGGGCAGGCCCTGGTGCAGCGCTGGGCAGCAGTGACCCTTCGCCAGAAATCCCATACGAGAGCGCAAAGAAACATGACAAAGAGCACGATCAAGATCCACAACTCCCGGGCGCGTTTCATGTCGGCTCACCGCCAAGCGTTTCTTCCTTGATCTCAAGGATCCTGTCCGCCAGCTCAGGATAGTGCCGTTTGACACAGGCTGGGCAAACGCCCGAAGAGACACCTTCGACACCATGGCCCGGTTTCTCGCCGATAATCTTCTTGCAGTGCATACATTCAACCGTCATGCGACCCTCCATTCCCGGCGCCGTAGAAAGCAGACACAATCTTTCGCCAGCTTCAAAACCTTGGACGTGAGGTCCCTTGTCTCGCCTGCCAGTAAAACACGCCGGCAGATTTCATCCTGCAGAGCACAGCAGCCGCCAAATTCGCACTCGTCGCACATAGCAACCTCACTATTGACCGCTCAATGCCTTATAGACCATGTCAGCCGGCCGATCCTCGATGCAACCTCCGGGCACGTAAAATGCGTGAAATGAATTGCCTGCCCTGATCTTCATGCCCTGAACGATCTCATAAACAGTCACCCGGGCCGGATAGTGGGGCTTGTCCTCCCCGTTGTTTCGGTACATGGCCAGGTCGGCGTCATATTCGTACTCGACCAGGTAGAAATGGCCGGCACTCTGGTATTCCCTGGTAGCCGTAAAGATCGAGTTGCAGAGATCGGAAGCGCTAACCGGTGCGGCCAGCGCGAACATGAAAAGCAGCACTGCAATCCTGATCATCAAAACCTCCAGGTTCCCCAGGTGGCGCCATCTCCAAGCACACCACCTGGGCCCGGTCTCTCCCGGGTGTCGTCCTGCGTCGTCATATCGGGCCGCAGCAATAGAGCTTTCGTCAATTCCCAGGATCGCGGAGGCTGGGATTCAAGGGCGCCGTCTCTCTACTCTAGGCGCCGACACACCGTGCCGCTTTTGTGGCCCCTTCGTGTGGTTTCGAAAGGATTGCCGGTCTCTCCCGGCTGCCAAGCCTCTAGCGTTGATAACCCGGCTTTCGGCCATGTGCCGCGTTTTCAGATGGAGCCCGAGGCACATACAGGACACCACCTCCAGCCGTCAACATACTGCCTGCAGCTGGCACCGGGGAACAGAGGTCATCGGCATGTGCCCGGTGAGGAATTATTATTTGCCCATGCTGGTTTGCGGTTGAAATCGAAACAAGGGAGATTCCTTTCGTAAATTACATGGGCAAGCCGTTAAAAAGTGGGCCATCACCGGGAGCGGATCGGCTAGCCTGACGGTGGTAAGATCAGGCGGCCCCATGGCTGATATTTTGTCCTGCCGACGCCCCTTGCAATAGCGCCGGCAGGGTTTGCCGCCGGAAAGAGAGAAAGGACGGCAATTCAAGAAAAAGTGGCTTCGGCTGATCGTGCAGCCTGGCCGAGTAGGAGGTGGTCCCAGCCGCCGCCATTGGAAACTAATAAACCCGCGGTGCCTCACTATGCGGTCCGCCGGTTTTCTTGGTTTTAACTTCTTCCACCGTTACACCCGGGCCCAGCACTACAACGCGGCCCTCGTCAAACCATCTGGCGTCTTTCACTTCGCCGTCTTTGGCAGGGGGAGCAATGCCGTATGTATCGCAGCCAGTAAGCCAGGAAGACTTGCCGATAACGATTCCTTCGAAGCCGGTTACTTTGTCTTTTGCCTGAACACCTAATTTGATCATGCTTTCATCCTCCAATTTATTTTTCAGCCACCATCACGTCCGGCTGTCTGGCAGCCTCGCGGTCATGAAGCTCCATGCTGCCGGCGATCCCCATCGCCAGGATTACGAAAAAGATTAAAGCCATTGCTCGAAGATAATCTCTCACGCTTTCACCTGTCCTTTCGCTCGGTCATTGACCCGCTTCATGATCACGCACATCCTCGAGAACGCAGCCCATTGCTCGTCCGTGAATTGTTCCCTGGTTGGACAGCCTTTCTTGCGCGCCATGGGCTACACCCCCTTGATCGATTGCATAAACTCGGTGATCGTCTCAATCTTCTGCTTCTGGGCGGCAAGCTCTGCCTTCAACCGTTCGTTCTCTAGCTCCACTTCTGATTTCAGACGGAACAATCCATAGCCGCGGCTGAGGGCCAGCCAGCGGAGAGGGATTTCGTTTTGCGTGATATTCATTAGGGCCGAAATTTTATCGGGCGGGAAATGGCGATTATCTTCGGGGTTGTCGGCAAGCATTCTGGATAGAGTCTTATCTGGCATTTCAAGATGAAATGCGACTTCTTTGAGAGGTAGGCCAGAAATCTCTATCGATAACTTAATAGCTGCCTTCATGTCGCGGCATTTTCGGATCAATGCTTCGGAAATTTCTTCTTTTTTTTCAACAAATGGGAATGTGCCTTGATCTGCCATTTGCGCCTACCTGCCTTTATCGGTGATTATCGGAAAATCAATCTCCTATAACCCCCGATATGAAAAATGATAAAAAAATTTACGCGGCCTGCTTTTCTACCAAAAGATCACGCCGACGCAATTCATCAATTACTTTACGAGCAGAGGGAGAACCCATGCACCAGTACTTGCCATGCAAAACAGAATTCAAAACTGTCTTGTCAACTCCGATAGCCCTGGCCAGTTTCGACTGGGAAAGGCATGCAGCCTCAAAATTTTCAAATGTTTTTATATGATCGATATGCATAGAAACCTTTGTACTAAGGCAAAATTGTGATATATACGAATGTATATTTTCCCCAACGACGATATGATCTATCGGAAACCGATAAATGTCAATAAAAAAATCTGATATAGATAATAATTTTTTAGCACGCCTGAAATTAATACGTAAAAACAGTATGTTATCTCAGGCGAATTTTGCTAAAAGCATCGGAATAAGCCAATCACAATATAGCGCTATCGAATCCGGCAAGAGTAAATTGACTGGCACACAAATGCTTGCTATCGAAAACCGATACAAAATATCGCTAGAATGGCTCAAGGAGGGCACTGGTGAGATGACTGTCGCCGAAACGAGCCCGGCATATCTATCCGAGAAACAAAACGGTCCGATTGATCTCGCCACACTGGCTGGGCTGGTTCCAGAGCGGGCAATGAAAATCTTGCAGGAAATAAACGAGCTGGATCGGCGAGTGAAAGAGGCTGGCTATACAGAGGAAGAACTGAAATTCATCGAGGCGGGGTTGCGCGACCTGATCCGGAAACGCCGGGGCATTTAGCCCCGGCCGTATCGCCTCCGGATAATTTCCCGGAGATCGTCCGGGAAAAGAATTGACATTGTGGACAGGTTGCGGACAGGCTCGGAAATATCGGCGAGCCATAGAATCCGTAGCGTTCGCAAGATTTCCTCAGCATCCGAGATACCTGCAAGGTCGCAAATCGGAGAAATCGGGAATGGAGCCACATCATCACACTCTTGCAT